CCAACCGTCCGTCGGTTGACGTGGACCTGAACGAAGCCACCCTGCTGAACGGCATGATCTCGGTTCGTACGAGCTTCAAGGATCAGGCTGGTCTGAAGGTCTTCGCGCGTGCCCGCAAGCTCGTCGTTCCCCCGCAGCTTGAGCCGGTTGCCATCCGCCTCACCCAGACGGAACTGCGCCCGGGCACTGCGGACAACGACGTGAACGCGATCAAGGGCACCAGCGGCGGTCTGCCGGAAGGGTTCCTCACTAACGACTTCCTGACCTCGTCGCGCAACTGGTTCCTGCTGACCAACATCGACGGCCTGTCGTACATGGAACGCATCAAGTTCGAGACGGACATGCAGGTGGACTTCGTGACCGACAACCTTCTGGTGAAGGGTTACGAGCGCTACTCGTTTGGCTACTACAATTGGCGCGCTATCTGGGGCTCGCTCCCGTCTTAATCTGGGCCAAGGCCCCTCTTTCGAGGGGGGGCCACAATGAAAGGAAAAGCCAATGGGTGCTTCTCATTTTACCGGCCCTCTTATTTCGGGTCCGATCCTGAATACCTCGGGCACTACGCTCGGGCAGGACGTGGCCGACACCGGCTACGTTGTGATGGCTCAGGCCCAGTCGGTCACTCAGGCGGGGTCGACAACCGCCCTCGCTACGGGTGTCGTCGTCCCGGCTTACAGCCTTATCGTTGGCATTGACGTGCTGGCGAGCACTGGCTGGGCAAGCTCGGCCACTGTTAGCGTTGGCACCTCTGCCACTGCGACTGAGCTTGTCAGTGCGGCTACTGGCCCGCAGGCGATTGGTCTGTCCAATCTCTCTCCGGGTACCGATGCAACACGGACCGGCAAGTGGATCAACGTAGGTTCGAGCGACGTTCGCATCTTCGTTCTCTCGAGCGGCGGTACCGGCGGTGTCGGCACGCTTGTCGTTCGTTATGTCCAAGCCATCAATGCCCCGTAATCCGTAGGAGGATCATATGAAGGGTCGCAAGGGTCGTGCTACGGGTGGCGAAGCCACTGTTGGCACTAAGGAATATGAGCAGGATCTCGCTCACAAGAACCAGCGTTACACCTACCAGAGCAAGGTGAACGACGCTGCCGAAGAGCGTAAGCACGGTGGCAAGACTGTCGGCAAGGCTGACGGCATGGCCGCCAAGAAGCACGGTGGGCGCACGGCTCGCAAGTCGGGTGGCCGCACGGGCTCCAACATGAACCCGCTGTCTTCGGCTGCTTCGGGTACCGCCCCCGCCGGGCGCAAGATCCAGATGAACTAAGTGGTGGGGCTTCGGCCCCACTCTTTTCTTTCCCGAGGGCATCATGGCTAAGACACCAGCTTGGACCCGCTCAGCAGGGAAAGACCCCAGCGGCGGCCTGAACGACAAGGGGCGCGCTTCGCTGAAGGCAGCGGGGCACGACATCAAGAGGCCGGTTACCTCAAAACAGGCTCAAAAATCTGATGCTGACGCCGAAAGGCGAGAAAATTTCAAAAAACGTATGTGCGGCATGAAAAATAAGCTCACTTCTGATAAAGTGGCTAATGATCCAAACAGCAGGATCAATAAGTCGCTTAGAAGGTGGGATGTCGAATGCTAACATGTGCCCGCTGCAAGCAGCAAAAACCGGAAACACTGGAATTTTTTCCACCGCATAAGCGGAAAACCAATGGGTTGGATAGCTGGTGCCGCACGTGTCGGTCTGAATACAGAAAACAGACTAGGCTCCCTAATGGCATCAAGCCTGAAGAGCATAATAGGGCGTACGCCGCCAGAGAAACCGGCGTATGTGTAATATGCGGACAAACTGTTTTTGTCGTTATTGATCACGATCACGCCACGGGCATGGTGCGTGGGGCTTTATGCACAAACTGCAATCTGGGTTTAGGGCACTTTAAAGATGACCCCGAGCTTCTGGAATTTGCGGCTTTATATCTAAAAGGTCAGTGCGCCTGCGGTAATTGCAAACCAGTTTGGGGCGGCTTGCCTCTGTTCTCTCACAAGGAACATTAAAATGCCCATGAAAAAGGACATTCCTGTCTGGGAGAAGGGTCTCCCTAAAGACCACAAATCGAAGCCCATGACGACTAAGCAGGTGGCTCAGGCGAAGGCCATGGCCCGCTCTGCTGGACGGCCCTACCCGAATGCGGTAGACAATATCAGGGCCTCAAAAGCCTCGAAAAGAGCTAATTCACAAGGAGCGCGCTGATGCGCCCGATTACTGTCACTGTGGGCCCGCTGGTTGCAGCTTCTGCAAATGCGATTTGCCTCTCGCAGACCCCGTCGGCAGGCGCTCTGACGCTGGATGGCGCTCGTGCGTCTGGAGGCGTGGCAACGCTGGACACGGCTCGGCGGGTGTTGATCACCTGCACGGGCAATGAAAGCGCCAAGACGTTTACGATCAGTGGCACGTCGTGGTCTGGCAGCACCCAGTCCGAGATCTTGGCGGGTACGAACGCCAGCACGTCCCAGTCGGTTCTGGATTACAAGACCGTAACCTCGATCACGATCAGCGCGACTGCAGCTAATGCGCTCACCGTGGGCACGAATGCCGTGGCGTCTTCGCCTTGGGTGGCGCTTGATAGCTGGGCGATGCCGATGACGGCCATCCAGTGTACGGTAAGCGGATCGGTCAGTTACACCGTTCAGCAGACGCTGGACGACCCCAACAGCCTGATCTCGCCTGTGGCTCCCGCCTTGGTGACGTGGGTCAATCATCCCGACGCCAATCTGGTTGGTGCGTCGACGACTGTGCAGGGCAATTACGGGTACGCGCCTGTGTTTGTGAAAGTGACGCTGAACAGCGGCACGGGTGTGGTGACGGCGACAATCTCTCAGGCGAGTGTTGTGCCCTCGTAAGGAGGCTCGTAAATGGCGGGTCTTTCGACTAATGCTCCCGGCCTTTGGGGTGGCTTTGCAGGGCTCCTGTACGGCTCCACCTCGCTGTCTACGCCTCCGGGCTTTTTGGCTGACGCGACACCTGCGTGGGTCTTGCCCGGCGCAGCGCTGGATCTCGACTTCGCTGACAGCCTTGGGTACAACTCCCGCAACCTAGCGACGACCACCCCCGACAGCATCCTCACCTACACATCCCCTAGCCCGAAGATGGTTTATGGGTCGGATGGGGTGCTGAGGTATGCGCCGCATAATTTTTTCGTGCGAAGTGAAGATTTTTCTAACGCGTCTTGGGTAAACGGGTATATATCTAGCGGTACAAGGGTTAATGGAAGTGTCAGTGTTAGTGCGAATGGCGGGTATGTTTACGTCCGGCAGGATTTTTCAGCACTCAACAAGGCGTGCGTTGCTTCTTACGAAGTAACTTGTGATACAACGGTAGCAAATGTCCCCATCGTTTTTTCTGACGGCTCCGTAAACTATCCCGTAGTCACAAGTTTTGTAGCAGGTGTCCCACAAAGAATAACAAGTCCCGCGTTTACACCCGGCTCTTTCGCCAGCGTGGGCATTGACCTTAGAGACTTTGTTGCTCCCGGTGGCTCAAATACAACGGGATATACGATTACGTTCAACAAGGCGCAGCTACAGCTCACTCCCAACCACTCCAACACCTACATCCCCACAACCTCCGCCGCAGTGTACTCCCTTCCCATCGACCATGACCCCATCACGTTCGATCCATTGGGTGTGCTGATTGAGGAACAGAGAACTAACCTGCTGTTGCGTTCGCAGGAGTTTGATAGAGCGGCGTGGATTAAGAGCTTTGGTGGTACTGGTTCAACGGTAGTTGTAACTGCAAACTACGGAACTGCCCCTGATGGGACAATGACAGCCGATAGAGTACAGCTGGATAAGGGAGCAGGCGCCACACTTTCAGATCAATCTTTAATACAACAAACAATTCCATCAGGCGTGCCTGTAGCCAATTCATATTGGATTAAGACCGCCGATGGAAGTACAAAGACCGTAGCACTAAGAGTTAACAACACCTACACGTTGTGTGTTATTACAGGTGACTGGCAAAGGTTTTTTACAACAGAGCCAACCTGCTCATTTGCCCAGATTATTTTGCGTGGCACAACTGGAACAAGTGATAGCGCTGACCTGCTTGTATGGGGCGCTCAACTCGAAGCAGGTTCCTTCCCAACTTCTTACATTCCGACAGTTGCCTCACAGGTTACTAGGGCTGCGGATCAGATCAGCATCCTGACGAGTGCGTTTGGGTATAATGCGGTGGCTGGTAGTTTGTTTGCGGAAGTACGAGCGGCTAACCTTAGTGTTTCTCGCCGCATAGCGGTGCTCTACAATGATGCGTCCAATCGAATTGCGCTCAATCTGGACAACGGAAGCCAGCTATTTGTCCGCACATTGGGGAGCACTGTGGCGTCCGTTGATGGTGGCACATTTACTGTTGGTCAAAGCGATAAAGTCGCCGTGGCGTTCACAACTGACGATTATGTTGCGACCGTTAATGGGGCAGCTGTTGGAGTGGACCCGGACGGAGGAGCAATGCCTTCTGGCATTACAGTCCTACAAGTTGGGAACCAAGCTGGCATCGAACAAACCAACGGCCACATCAAACGCCTCACCTACTTCCCAACGCGCAAGACTGACGCAGAACTACAGGCGCTCTCAACATGATTATTGATCTAATGGTATGGGCACCAACCCGCGAACAGTTCATCAAAGGCATGGTCGCGAACGGCCTCGCCACCTATGAGGACGAAACACTCCTCCCGACCGAAGGCGTGATGATCGACGAACTCGGGCCGATCACCAAGACCCCGGCTACGGAAGATACTCCCGCTGTCATCGTCGATGGGCATCACGTCAACCTCCGCGCCTACGGACAGTTCGCCGAGCAGGTGACCTACGGCCTGCCGCAGGAGGGCGATGTCTTCCAGCGCACGCACCTGCTCCAGATCATCCAAGACCTCGACTTCAAGCCGATCACCGAGGAAGGCGTCCCGGCTGGATACGAAGGGCCGAATGGCGTGCGGCTGTTCGATCCCGGCGTAATCAACCGTCGCGCCCGCGTGTGGGCGTAGTGCCATGAACCTGAATAGAGGCGCATCATGACAACGAGCGGCAGCTATAATTTTAACCCCGGAATGGGGGAACTCGTTTTGTACGCGTATAACCAGATTGGTATACGCAACACGTCGATTGTGCAGGAGCACCTCACCACGGCCAGAATGGCTGTGAACATGATGTTGGCGAGCTTCAGCAATCAGGGCGTTAACCTGTGGAAGGTTGATCTGGTTACGGTTCCGCTGGTTCAGGGCCAGTCCACCTATGCCGTGGATCCCAGCACGGTTGTCATCCTCGACGCGTATGTAACCATCGATAACGGGTCTGGTGCGCCCATTGACCGGATCATCTTGCCCGTCAGCCGCACGGAATACTCGAGCTATCCCAATAAGCGGCAGCAGGGCTTCACGACGACCTATTGGTTTGATCGCCTGACGAGCCCGACGGACATGGTGGGCCCGGGCGACGACGAAGTGCCTCCTGTGACTGGCCCGCAGGTGACCGTGTGGCCCGTCCCCGATGGCAGCAGCGCTCAGTACCTGAAGTACTACCGGCTCGTGCAGTCGCAGACCTCGAACTACGCTAACGGTCAGACGGTCGACATCCCGTTCCTATGGATGGAGGCGTTTGCTGATGGCCTTGCATACCGTCTGGCTAAGATCTGGAACCCCCAGATGGCTGTCGGCCTGAAGGCGGCGGCTGACGAGGCATACCAGATAGCTGCGGCTCAGAACGTAGAAACTGCGAATTACTTCATCTCCCCGCAACTCGCCGGTTACTTCCGGGCCTGATAGGAGTGGGTCATGTCATACGCTTCAAAACAGGGCCGGGCACGCGCAAATCCGGCAGCGCCGACTGCGGCAGGCATATGTGACAGATGCGGCTTTGTTCACCAGCACTCTGACCTGCGCTGGCAGTACGACTGGCGCGGCGCCTCGCTGGCCAACATCCGCCTGCTGGTGTGCAACACCTGTTACGACAACGCGCAGCCGCAGCTTCGGGCAATCGTCATCCCTGCGGATCCCGTACCAATTCAAAACCCGCGTACGCAGGATTTTGTGGCGGCGTCAGCAGGGCCTGTGCCATTGATCTCTATGGCGCAAAGCCCCGAGCCCTCAGGCGGGTTTCTGAGCGTTCCGCCTGACGATGAAGCGCCGTGAAAACGCAACCTCTTTGCTGGATAGAGATAGATGCCTCCTGACGTTGATATGCAAACATGGGTCAACATAATTGCCACTGTGGCAATCGCTGTTGGAGGGTGGTTTGGCCGATCCCTGTGGGATGCGGTTGATAAGCTGAAGAACGACATCCACCAGATTGAGGTCGATCTCCCAAACAATTACATCCAGAAAAATCAGTTTTCTGATGGGATGAAGGAGATCAAGGAGATGCTGATCCGGATCTCAGAAAAACTCGACGGCAAAGCGGACAAATAGCCTTAAGGAGGCGAACATGCAGACGAACGCTGAAGGTCTTTCCCTGATCAAGATCTTTGAGGGCTTGAGGCTCAAGGCCTATAAAGACCCCGTCGGCATCCTGACCATCGGGTATGGCCACACCTCTGCTGCAGGTGCCCCGGAGGTCAAGCTCGGCATGGTGATCACTCGAGAAGAGGCCGAGGCCATGCTTCGGAGGGATCTCGTGACGTATGAAAAGGCGGTAGCCGATGCCGTCAAGGTTACCTTGACCAGCAACCAGAACTCAGCCTGCGTTTCGCTCTGCTACAACATTGGGCCCGGCAATTTCAAAAAATCCTCCGTCCTGCGCTTTATCAATCAGGGCAGGTTTGATGATGCGGCTGATGCCTTCCTTCTCTGGAACCGCGCTGGCGGAAAGATCCTTTCCGGCCTCGTGAAGCGCCGCGCCGCTGAGGCTGCGTTGTTCATCAAGGGGAGCGGCAGTGTCGACACCCCGGAGGAAGAGCGGGCCCCGGTGGAGGCCGCAACCGGCAAGCCCTCGATCCTCAGCACGACCAACGTCGCCGCTGGCGTAGCTGCTGCCGCAACGATCAGCGCCTCTGCCAAGGAGATCGCCAACAATGCCTCGGCTGTGTTCTCCGGGCAGAACATGATCGGCGTTCTCGCCGTGGTCGTGCTGGGCGCCTTGGGCTGGATCGTTTACCAGCGGTATGTCCACAAGCGTGACTGGGGTATCTGATGCTCTCGCTGCTCACCAAGTTGCTGGCCGGGCCGCTGATCGACAAGATCGTCGGCATTTTCGGCGCCATGCAGGATCGTAAGGTCTCAGAGGCGGAAATCCGCGCTGAGGTCGAGAAGCAGGTGCTCGGCACGATTGCGGAGGTGACGCGGACGCAGGGCGACGTGATCATGGCGGAGATGCGGGGCGAGAGCGCGCTCCAGCGGCTCTGGCGCCCGGTCACGGCTCTGCTGTTCGTGTTCATCGTCTTCTGGTTTGGCTTCCTCCAGCCGCTATTCGTGGGCTGGTTTGGCCTGCCACCGCTGCGCGTGGGAGACACGCTGCTTCTCCAAATCATAGACTTGGTAAAATTGTGCTTGGGCGGCTATATTGGGGGCAGAACACTCGAAAAGATCGTCTCCACCGTAAAGGGTTAAGGCCATGACCACCGGCTTGAGCTATGACGGCACCGTCGCTGGAACGACCAGCTACGTGGCCCAGATCGCCAACATGGCCGTCGTGGACCCTGCCAACCCTGAATTTCTGGTCATACTCCCGCAGGCGATCACGTACGCCGAGAACCGCATCTATCGTGACCTTGATTTTCTCGTCACCAGCGTGGCGCAGACGTTCACTCTGACGGCGGGAAGTAGGAAGCTCCAGCTTGCCGGGTATCCGTTTGTGGTGAGCGAGCAGATCAACATCATCACGCCGGTCGGGCAGACGGATCCGGACGGCGTGGCGGCTACCCGAAGCCCATGCCTGCCCGTCACGAAGGAGTTCCTCGACGCGGTCTATGGCTCGTCTGCCGTGGCCAACCGAGGCGTGCCGCAGTATTTCGCGCCGTTCAACGACAATCTCTTCTATCTGGGGCCCGCCCCGGACGCGGCCTACACCGTCGAGGTTGTGGGGACTGAGCGCCCCGCGAGCATGTCGGCCACGAACCTCAGCACGTTCATCAGCCTGTACCTGCCCGATCTGCTGATCATGGCGTCCATGATCTATGTCGCGGCCTACCAGCGCAATTTCTCGTCGGCTGGCGGCAACGATCCGCAGATGCCCGTCACCTACGAAACGCAGTACCAGACGCTGCTCAAGGGGGCGACGGTCGAGGAAGCCCGCAAGAAGTACGAGGCTTCTGGGTGGACGTCTCAGTCCCCGTCGGTCGTTGCAACGCCGACCAGAGGCTAATAGATGCCCCACGCAACTATGAAATTGATCCCGGGCGTCGATCAAAACCGGACGCCAACGCTGAACGAGGCTGCAATCTCGTCGTGCAACCTTATCCGGTTTCAGCCTGATCGGCAGGGCATGGCGTTGCCGCAAAAGCTGGGGGGATGGACCAAATTTTACAACGGCGTCGTCCCGGGCGTCCCTCGGAACCTGTGGGCGTGGCAGGACGCTTACGCTGATCCGTATCTGGCTATTGGATCGACTACCGGCCTGTACGCGATCAACAGCGGCGGCGCGCTTCTTGGCATCAGCGGGCAGTACTACACGGTCAGCAAGCCCGTCTCTGTGTCGACCACAGCAGGGTCCGCGACGGTCTCCATCGTGGATGATGAAGCCAATATCCTGAGCGGTGACACGGTTTTTATCAAGACGCAGATTGCCGTGGGCGGCCTTGTCCTGTTTGGCAATTATCAATGCACGTACGTCGACCCTGACACGTATCGGATCGAGGTCGTTGACGCTGCGGGATACCCCGTTTTTGCTACGTCGACCGTATCCAACGGCGGCGCCGTTCCGCAATTCACCACGGTGAGCGGCAGCAATATCGTCACGGTCACGCTGGCCAGCCACGATTATCAGGTAAACCAGTTTTTCCCGGTCTTGGTCCCCACGACTTTTAACGGCATCACTCTTTCGGGCAACTACGTCATCCAATCCGTGACGGGGGCCACCACCTTCACCATCAATGCGTCTAACAGCGCCACGGCAAGCGGCTCCGCCTCCCTAAACAGCGGCCTTGCTCAGTACGAGTATTACCTCGGGAACACCGTCGCCCCTTCGGCTGCCGGGTTCGGCACGGGCGAATTTGGCGTCGGCACTTTCGGCATCGGCACCATTCCATCGGATGGCCGCGAGTACGACATCGTCAACGTGCAGCCATCCACGCCGTCTGCCGGGTTCGTGACCTACACCATCGGCGATGCAGGAAATCGCGCACTGATCGAGGTGCCTGCCGGGTCCGAGTTTACGGTTTCAGGCGTGACGCCTTCGAATTACAACAGCGTCAACCCGTTCAGCGTGGTTTCGTCGACGCGTGGAAGCCTCTCGGGCGACACCAGCACACTGGTAATCGCATCAACCGAAACGGGCGCGTATAGCTCGGGCGGCACGGTCACATTCACCAGCTACGCCACCGGCAGCGCCACGGACTGGTCTTTGGGCAACTGGGGCGAGACGCTGATCTCTTGCCCGCGCAACAACGGCATCTACCAGTGGGATCCGCAGCTGGGATCTGCAAGCTCCGCCCTGATCCCCACGGCGCCCATTGCCAATCAGGGCATGTTCATTGCCATGCCGCAGCGCCAGATCGTCGCCTATGGGTCGACCTACAATGGCATCCAGCAGCCGCTGCTGGTCCGCTGGTGCGACATTGGCAACTTCAATGTCTGGTCGCCGCAGGTCACAAATCAGGCGGGCTCCTACATCATCCCCAAGGGGTCGCGCATCGTCGGCGGCATCCAAGGCCCGCAGCAGGGGCTCATCTGGACCGACCTCGGCGTCTGGGCCATGCAGTACGTCAGCCAGCCCTACATCTACCAGTTCAACGAGATCGGCGCCGGGTGCGGGATGGTCGCCGAGAAGGCTGCTGGTGCCATCAACGGTGACGTCTACTGGATGGGCCTGAAGCAGTTCTTCAAGCTCGCTGGCAGCGGCGTCGAGCCGGTGAATTGCCCGGTCTGGGATGTGGTGTTCCAGAACCTAAATATGGACTACGCAGACAACATCCGTGTGGCGGTGAATTCCAGCTTCCACGAGATTGCGTGGTACTACCCGTCGAACGACAGCGTGAACGGCGAGAACGACAGCTACGTGAAGCTGAACGTGCTCATCAACCAGTGGGACTACGGCACGCTGGATCGGGCTGCGTGGCTCGATCAGAGCGTCCTTGGCCAGCCTATCGGTGCCTCGCCCACGGGGTACATTTACCAGCACGAAGTGTCGCTCAACGCCGATGACCAGCCGATGGCATCGAGTTTCCGCACGGGCTTCTTCCAGATGTCCGAAGCCGAGCTAAAAATGTTCGTGGATCAGGTCTGGCCCGACATGAAGTGGGGCTATTACAACGGGGCCAAAAACGCCGCTGTGGGGATCACTTTCCACGTGGCGGACTACCCCGACGGGCAGGTCTCGAGCTACGGCCCGTACACCCTGACGGAGGCTACGACCTACATCACGCCTCGCTTCCGTGGGCGCCTCGTGTCCATCGAGATCTCGAGCAATGACCTTGATACCTTCTGGCGCCTCGGTGGGATAAGGTACCGCCTGCAACCCGATGGGAAGTTCTGATGCCCGCCAGTCTCGACGACATCCTCACAACCCAGAAAAACGGCGTGGTGGCGATCAACACGCTGGGCAACTACGTGAACAACATACTGACCTTCACCAAGGGCAACAGCTTGTCGCGGGTTCCGATGTCGACCGGCACCACGACCCTCTACACCGTGAACCCGGGCCTGCAGTTCACGGTGAACGACATCGAGATCTGCAACGCGTCGGCTGCACCTGCGACCTTCACGATCTATCTCGTGCCGTCCGGGGGGAGCGCGAGCGCGGGCAACGCTCTGTTCTTCAGCGCGCCAATCCCGGGCAACACGACCGTGCAGTGGACGGGTAATCAGGTGCTGGGAGCGGGCGGAACGATCCAAGCTTCGGCCTCAGCGACGACTGTGACCGTCATGTTCAACGGAGGGCAGGGCTGATGACTATCTCCGTTTATCCGCCGTACGGGTCTTCCAGCGCAAAGCCAAGCTACGTCGCGTTTGGCGGCACGACTGTTGACGCCTTCGGGCGCCTACGCGTGTCTCAGCCGTACACGCTGTTTGACAGCCAGTCGCGCTACGCCGCTGACCCGGCTTTTAGCTATTCGACCTCCGGCACAGGCGCGACGACGACATGGCAAACCAATAAATCGTCGGTAAACCTTTACCCGGGGACCAGCGCGACCGGCAGCGCCGTGGCTCAGTCGTTCCGGTCGTTCCCGTATCAGCCGGGAAAGAGCCTGCTCACGCTTCAGACATTTACGTTGGCGGCACAGCAGGCGGGGCTGACGCAGCGCGTCGGGCTTTTTAACACCGCGAACGGCGTCTATCTGGAGCAGGCTGGCACGTCTCTGCCGACCGGCGTCTCTCTCAACATCAGAAGCGCCAGCGGCTCAGGCAACCAGCAGGCGCTGAAGAGCGCATGGAATGTTGATAAATTCGACGGCACCGGCCCCAGCGGCGTGACGCTCGATCTGACCAAGACGCAGATTTTCTTTATCGACATCGAGTGGCTTGGCGTTGGTTCTGTCCGATGCGGGTTCGTCGTTAATGGCGTGCTGTACGTGGCTCATATTTTCAACAACGCCAACATCCAGTCGTTCGTCTACATGACCACGGCCATCCTGCCGATGCGCTTTGAAATCACGACCACCTCCATCCCCACCGGCACCCCTGTCCTTCAGCAAATCTGCTCCAGCGTCGTCTCTGAGGGCGGGTACGAGCAGACCTCGCAGGTGTACAATGCGCGGCTGACGACGCCTTATGCGTCAACCCTTACGACCACCTTTGTGCCCTTGATCTCCATACGGTTGAATTCAAGCTTTCTGGGCGCAATCGTGATCCCGTCTGCCATCACGGGGTTCCCGATGGTTAACGGAGATTATGAGTTTGCTCTGGTCAAAAACGCCACCGGCTTGACCAGCGCCTCATGGGCCACGACGCTCGCCGCAGGGCAGGTGGATGTGGACACCGCCGCCACGGCGATGACAATTGCCTCCACAGATCAGATCGTGCAGCAGAGCTTTGCGACTTCGTCCGCTCAATCGACGGCAAGCGCTTTTGTCCCGACTGGATATAACTGGGATCTGCAGCTTGGCGTCTCGTTGGCTAACGCGAGCGACACCTATACCCTTGCAGCCCGTACGGTGCAGGGAACAGCCGCCCCCGGCAGCACGGGCGTAGCCGTCGGCAATATCGCCTTCTACAACCTCACGGTGTAATCATGCCTCTCAAGCACGGCTCTTCTCGGGAAACGATCAGCGGCAACATCAGCGAGATGATGCACGCTGGGCGTCCGCAGGATCAGGCGGTAGCGGCTGCGCTGAGCACGGCGCGTGAGGCCCACGCTCGAGGGTCTCAGGTCTCCCGGCCCAAGGGCGGCGCCACAGGGAAGGTGCATGTCGGGCCGATCCACAGCAACGTAGCGGGGCGCACCGATCACCTGCCGATGCACGTGAAATCCGGCTCCTACGTGATCCCGGCGGACATCATCTCTGCCATGGGCGAAGGCAACAGCATGGCCGGGTTTAAGATCGCCAATAGCATTTTCAGCAAAATGCCCTATGGGGCTCCGAATATCGGGGCAGATATGCCCTACGATGCGCCCGCCGTCGCAAAGGCGGGTGGTGGCGAGGTGGATACGGTACCCATCGTCGCTGCTGGTGGAGAGTACGTTATTCCTCCGGAGGATGTCGTGAAGATCGGGGAAGGAGACCTCGATCATGGGCATCAGATTTTGGATGAATTCGTAAAAAAGTACCGGGCGAAGACCATAAAGACCCTGCAAAAGCTCCCGCCGCCAAAGCGCGATTAGGAAAGATTAAGCATGACAGACGCCACAGGCGCCCCCGCAGTTCGTGTAGGAACCCCCGCAGATCTCGACGGCATGATGCACTTGGCGCTCGACGCCACGCAGGAAAACGCCTTCATCTCACCGGACGTCTCCAAGCTCCTCAAAACCATGTGGGGCGCCCTGACTAGGCAGAACGGCATCGTGGGGATCATCGGGAGGCCGGGTGAGGCTTTTGAAGGCGCGATCCTTTTGGTTTTTGGAGAGCTATGGTACAGTCACGAACCTGTACTGGAAGAACGAGCGGTGTTTGTGGCGCCAGAATATCGCAACGCGAAGGGTGGCCGGGCTCGCAAACTGTGTGAGTTTGCGAAAACGGCATCCGAGGAGCTTGCTATTCCGCTATCCATCGGCGTGCTTTCAAACAGCCGGACTGAAGCGAAAATCCGCTTGTATGAGCGGATGTTTGGGCAGCCTGCGGGCGTTTATTTTCTCTATGGGGCCAAGACCGGCCTCAGCGAACCTTCTAGCGAGATCCCATAATGTCTGGCGGCGGAAAAACTCAAACCTCCACATCTTCCGTACAGATCCCGCCGGAGGTGCTTGCCCGCTATAACGCGGTCAATGCGAGGGCCGAAAACGTAGCGTCGACGCCGTTTCAGGCATATTCCTACGATCCCAATGCCTTTGTTGCGCCGATGACGGAAACGCAAAATGCGGCAATTGGCCAGATCGGGCAGGCGTCCGGCATGGCGCAGCCTTACTTCCAGACCGGTGCTGCAGCGACGTTGGGCGGCATGGGCTCCGCCAATCTGGGCGAACTCGACACCAACAAGTACATGAGCCCGTATCTGCAAAACGTGGTGCAGAGCACGGCGGACATTCTGGGCCAGCAGAACCGGCAGGACATGTCTGGCGCGCTTGGTACGGCCATCCAGTCGGGTGCTGGGTTTGGTGACCGGTCCGGCATTGCCGCCGCCAACCTGAACCGGCAGCAGATGATGGGCATGGGCAGCACCATCGGAAACCTGCTCAATCAGGGCTACATGCAGGCTCAGGGCGTTGCCCAGCAGCAGCAGAGCGCGGATCTTGCGTCTCGGCAGGCGAACCTTGCCCGGCTATTGCAGGGCGGGCAGAGCATCGGTCAGTTGGGTGCTGGCGCTCAGGGTGCCGCCTTGGCGGGAAGTCAGGCCCTGCTTGGTGCTGGCACGCAGGAGCAGCAGACCGAGCAGGCGGGTAAGTCTGCCCTCTATAACCAGTACCAGCAGGAACGCGCTTATCCGTTCCAAACCACTCAGTTCCTTGGCAACATTGGTATGGGTACGGGCGCCCTGTCCGGCTCGACCACGACGGAAACGAAACCTGCCGGGTTCTTCTCTGGCCTCAAGCGCGGCGGGAAGGTCGTCGAGGGCGTCAGCTACCGGCGCGGCGGTCTCGTCCCCGAGAGCATGGGCGGGCACGTCAACGCAGGGCACATGGGCGAGGGCTACGCCGACGGCGGCGCTCCGCAGATGAATTATGCCTCCATGGTCATGCAGCAGCTTTTCGGCGGCATGGACCCGAATGCAGGGGCCTATGGGCAGGGTAATACAGGGATAGGCATGAGCGGGTTTGTACCGCCAGCGAACCTGCCGGTCGGCCAGCTTAACCCTGCAAAAATCTCGCAGAGCGCCCCGCAGACTTCTATCTCTGATTTGGTCGACACCGGGGGGAAGATTTATGAGGGCGCGAAAGAGGCCGGGAAATGGTGGGACGAGAACAAACCGAAGTCACCTTCTGTCGACCCCGACGTTTTTGAGGACTTGGACGAAAACCCAACTAACCTTCATGCGCGTGGCGGCGCAATTCGCCCCGGCCTCGCCTCTGGTGGCATGCCTTACGACCCCCAGAATACGGGCTACGTGCCGAATAATGCGCCCACGGAAACCCCGGAACTGCTTCAGCCGAAAAGCTCGGGGGAAGCCCAGAGCGGCCTGAGCAAGGTCGCGGATATCGCCAAAATCATTGGCAGCTTCATGGCGAATGGCGGCGTTGCCGGTCGGCGTGGGTACGCCAATACCGGCGCTGTCGATGTAGATCCTAAAGAAGTACTCCGTAAGAAATTGACCGAAGGGGATACTGGCCTTTCCCCTGAAGATGCCGCTGGCATCGGTCAGATCTTCTCGCCCGCGAGTGTCTCCGGTGGTGCGCCCGCAGGCACCCGAGAGGTCCAGCCGGGGCTAGTGCCCCCAACACCCCGCAACCCCGAGGATAGACCCAATATTGCTCCTACAGAGAGAAGGGCTCTCGTTCCTACCGCTGCTGGAACGGCTGAGCTTGGCCCGACTGAAAAGTACAATCCCGAAGACTTTTTTGGCTCGAACATTGTTCCGCGAGAAAGCGCCGGTCGCCAGTTTGATAAATACGGAAACCCGCTTACGTCAAGCGCTGGCGCTATTGGTATTTCTCAAATGCTGCCGTCAACGGGTCCGGAAGCTGCCGCTTTGGCCGGGGTGAGGTGGGATGAAAACCTCTTCTATAATAGCCCGGAGTATAACGAAAAGTTGGGGCGAGCGTATTTCAATAATCTGGTGAACCGGTACAACGGCGACACCACTTTGGCTTCTGCCGCTTACAATGCAGGAATGGGGAATGTCGATAAGGCAGTTGCCCGCGCTAGCGCAAACGGCGGAAGCTGGACGGATTATTTGCCCGGCGAGACCCGCAAGTACATTTCGGGCATGCCCGACGGCATCTCATCTGCCGCCTACAATGCAGGCAGCGGCAGTGGGGGGGCAGGAAAATCGACTGAAGGTGGGTTGCTGCCTGCCGACTGGCAGGCGGGGATCGATAAATTCAACCAGTGGGGTAAGGATAACGAGAGCTTTATTGTCCCGCTGCTCTCTGGCATTGGCGGCATGCTTTCGTCTGCCAGCCCGACGCTTGCCGGTTCTATCGGTTCTGGACTAGTGGCTGGGTCGAATAGCTTTAGCGACATCTTGAACGCGCAACAGTCGCGTCAGCTTCAGTCAGCTGAGGCAAATGCCCAGATGGCTACGCTGGTCCGTCCAGATCCGAATAACCCGGGCTTCTACCTAGTTTACAACCCGAAGACTGGACAAAACGTTCTCATGGACATGGGCCAGCTTTATAAGCTTGGGCTGAAGCCGCCGCCCAGCGGCGGGCTCTCTCCAACCCCTCCCGCCACCGAAACAACCCCGGACGGCGGTTTGGTTCCTCCTGCCGAAGTCCCAGCAGGAGCCCCCGCCACCGACGCTCCTGCGGTGCCTGCGGTGCCTGAAATAACGACCCCGCCCACACCCCCGGCGGTGCCGGAAGAGCGCCCCCTCCCCCCGGAAGTAGATCCGCTTCCCGCTAATTACAATTTCAAACCGAATATTATCGATCCAGAAGGGTATGACTTCCCGGCTATGTCTGTCAGCATTAGCCCGGAGTCGAGAGCCATTGCCGCCAACCCGCCCACGTTTAACCACAACGCTAATAATGACGTCTTGATCAATCTGTCTGACCACGTAAATTATAACAAGTACATTTCCGCTAGAAAAGACTTGGCCGATTTATCGCAAGCGCTCGGCACGATTGCTGGGCTTGGTGGGTTTTTAGCCGCTGGTAGCTCACCAGAGCTACGCGCAGAAATTGGGAAATTTGCAGCCACAGTTAACCGCATGTTTGGACAAGAAATTAACACCAATATCGCTGACGGTAATGCCGCCATTGATGTGATAAACAAGATTACACAACTTTCAGGCTCTGGTATCGCGGCTGAGCGCGGTCAAATGGCGGGGGCAATAATCGAGGGTCTCCAGAAAGCATTGCCCTCTATGCAGACCGAGCCGGCGGCGGCTCGGAAGGTGATGGCCAAACTGATGATTGATGCTCAAAGACCGATTGATCAACGTAATTACTACACTAAGTGGGCTCAAGAAAACAATACCATGCTTTCTGGAGCTGATATTGGTTTTAGCAATGATATGATTTCTGTGTATAATCATGACAACGGCCCCCTCCAAGAGGCCATGACACCAATCCAAGTTAAAGACTTGGATGGTAATATGCGTACAATGACGCCTATCCAAGCCTTGCATGAACATATAGTTACCCCGGCTCATTTTAATGAGATGTTCCCCGGTGTAATTCGCTACTACTCCTTGGGATAGTAATATGGCAAATTTTGCGCCGAATGCATTCTATGATGCTTGGAAGAAACAAAATGAAGAAAAGGCTGCAGCGCAGCCTGCGCCGGGGGCTGGCTCTGGGCTCCCGCCTGATCTAAACCCGTTAAAACTTGGAACTGTGGCGGCTGACCTCGATGCGGCGTGGCGCTCGGAGCAGGCCCGGAGGGAGGCTGATCGCCCCCTTTTGGATCGCGCCGTGGGGACGGCTCAGGCCGCTATCGGGGGCGTCGGGCAGGGGATCATTGGCACGGTTGGACTTCCCGCTGACATCTCAAACTTGGCCCGCACTTATGGCCCTGCGGTCGGCTCTTGGCTTTACAATCTGCCGGGCGCCGCTGCAGGCACCGCAGACCCGAATAAGGCGTTTATGTCAGAGGTTGAGAAAGCCCGCGCTGGCATGACGCCGGACGAGCTTGCCGGAAGAACGGGCAATGTTTTTGGCATGAACCTTCCTACCGGCGAAGCCGTGGTGCAGGGCGCACGTGAGGCAGGTGTCCCCTTCATTAATTACCAGCCCCAGAACGACTGGGAGCGTGGGGTTATGGACGTCAGCAAGTACACTGGCGCTGCTTTGGCGGGTCTTCCCGTCGGCGGCGCTGCTGGGCTCGTTGGCGGCGGTCTTCGTGGCGCCGTTGCTGGCACCCGCGTTGCTGCGGGTGAAATTCTTCCCGCAACTTTGGCTGGCCTTACTGCCCAAGGCGGGAAGGGCTTTACTGAAGCTACCGGCCTTAAGGGGACGATCCCGGGCGCTGCAATCGAGTTCGCATCTGAATTGCCCGGATATGTCATGGGCAAGGCCGTCACTAAGGGGCCTTGGAGTTCAGCGGCTAAGAGCGCGGCAACATCCCTTGCAGATCCCGTTGTGGCTGGTCAGTTGCGAGATCCTGAGATTGCGCGTTTGGCGAAGGAGGCTGCGCTTAAGGCTGCTCAGAGGCCCTATTATGAAGGCCTGACGCCTCGCGCTGCCGATGTCATTCCAGAGCTTCGACCGGTTCAGGCTGCTGTTGAGAAATTCGCAGATTTGCCTGAAAAATCGCCCCTTCATGAGGTCGGCGTTAAGGCAAGAGAAAATAACACCGCGCGGCTTGCCGAGCTACGCAATATGGGCGCCCATCTTGATGAGGAGATTGACTTAGCCCTACCGTTCTATGCAGAGCCCAAGGCCATCCCCAGCACCATTGATACGGCATCAAGCGCCGCTGGTAAATTCCAGCAGCGCATTAAGGATGTCGAAGCCAATGAGAACCAGCTTTGGTCTAATCCCGCTATGGCTGCTGCGGAATATGATGCTACCGCTGCACGCAATGCGTTTGAAAGTGTTGATCCATCTATCCGCAGTGGACTCAGTGTTGCTGAAGATTATTTTCTTAACAAAATGAGCCCCAATGGGACGCTTTCTGCAAGCCAGTTGAAGCTTATTCGTAGCGATATTGGCGCAAAATTAGGAGCCGCCCCAAGTGGCAGCATTGAGCAGAGCGAACTGAAGAAACTTTATGACGCTCTGTCTAATAATTTGTTTGATGACAAAAACCTGACCTACACTTCGGCGCAGTGGATCGATAACGCGGGCGTTGGAGACGCTTTTAAAGCCGCTGTTGATGCCACTCGCACTAAACACGAGATTTTTGGCGATCCCAATACTATTTTGGGAGCGTTGGCGTCTCGCAACAAGGCGGGGGAATTTGGCAGTCCTCAGGACTTCATGGACCTATTGACCCGTGGTGATATCAACACAAACCTCCGCGATCTGCGTCGTGCTGGCGTCAACATCGATGCTGAGGTGAAGGATTACGTTCTGGGCGGTCTTCTTTCCGAAAATAGCGGGCAGCTTACCCGCCTTAATGAGACGGTTCTTCGCCGCTTCATGGCAGATGACCGTAACAGGATCCTTATTGAGAACGTGCCCGGCTTGAAGGATGAATTAACGGCTTTGGCTGGCCTCACCGCCAAAGACCGTATCCGCATGGATTTGTCTAATGTGCTTGGGTCTGTGGATCAGAAGCCTGCGGCCCTGTCTGGCTTCATCCGCAGCAACCGGGATGAGCTTGATAAGGCTTTCACGTCGCCTGACCAGCAAGAATTGCTCGATGGCATGCAGAACTCTGCCGCTCTTTTTGAGGGCGTGAAGTCTGGCACGATCAAAATGAACGATCCGGCATTTTTGAACGCTCTCAAGGAGAGGCCGATCTTTTCGATGCTGTATGGACAGTTGGCCGCGCTTCCTATCGGAACGCTTACTCAGGCGGTGAACATTTTCCCGTCGATTGCAGCCTTCAAAAATTTTGGGTTTCTCCCCGCCATGAATGTTGCGGCGGACCCGATAAAGACGTTTGACGTGCTCTACAACAAGTCTCGCGCGCATGCTGGTCAGGCTCTTCTTGATATTCTGAGCGATCCATCTAAGGCGGCGCTTCTCGCTGGCCAGCCCACGCCGGAGAAGATGAACAAGCTGAATGAATTTTTTAAGGACAGCCTGAAAGCGGCTGGAAAGCTTGGAGCAATCTCTTATGTCGGGCAGCAGGAGTACGCCCCCGAACTTCCTCAGCCGCCTGACTTTTACGAGAATGCCCGTAAAGCGGAGTGGGAAAGATACTACGAGCAAAACCCCGGCGAGAGACCTGCCGCTGGCAGTATGTTTGCCGGTGGGCGTATCGGGCGCCGGAGCGGTGGCCGCGTGGGCAATCCGGGGTCTGCTGCGGACAAGATGATTAGGGCTGCAGAGCAGGCGAAAAACAGGCATAGTGACGGGACCAGCCCGCTGCTGGACGTGCCGGATGAGGCCATCACCAAAGCCCTCGCAATTGCGAATGAGAAGATCTGATGAGCAATAGCATTACCGCCAACAAGAACCTCGTCGTCCAGACGTACAACACGGCTAATGGCACCCTGCCGACCAGCGCCGTTTTGACCTCCGGGTTGACCTCTGGAACCGCCTACACCACGTGGGATGTACCGGAGAATTACAACGCGGCAGCGCTCGATGTGGTGCTGGGCGGCACGGCTACGGTTTCTGTGACTGGCGCGTCCGGCACTGTGGCGCTTACGGCTGACAAGTACCAGCCCATGGTCCTGCTGCTCACCGGCACGCTGACCGCCAGCGTGACCTATACGATCCCGTCCGGTGTCGGTGGCACATGGGTCGTCCGAAACAGCACGACCGGAAGTTATACTATTACGCTGTCGAGCCTGACCGCCGGGGCGAGCGCCACCTTTGCCGTGCCGCAGGATGGCCTCCCGTACACGGTTAGCCTGATCGCCGTGAGCGGCGGCGGCTTCTATATCGGCACGATCACCGACGGCTCGATCACCACGGCCAAGATCGCCAACAGCGCTGTGACCACGGCGAAGCTGGCTGATTACTCGATTACCAACGCCAAGCTCCTGCCAAGCACAGTCAACGGTCTAGCAGCAAAGACCTCGCTCGCAGATGCAGATGAAGTTTCCGTTTACGATAGCGCCGCCGTTGTGGCGATTACCGGCTTCACGTTTTCCGGGTCATCGCCAACGTACACGGCCACGGCGACGACCGGGTCGCCCCATGGATTGACGACCGGCAATTCCCTGACCATTTTGGGAGCCACCGGCAACACGTCGGTCAACGGTGTGTCCTCCATCACCGTTACGTCTCCGACCCAGTTCACTTATACCGTCACCTCCAACGCCTCGGTGACCGGGTCTCCGGTTTACATTGTGAACCCGGGGCTCAAAAAAATCACATACCTCAATCTTTTGGCGCAGATGGTTCCCACCGGAATTGTCAACTCTTTTGCCGGTGCTGCTGCTCCTTCCGGCTGGCTTCTTTGCTTCGGTCAGGCGATCAGTCGCACGACCTACGCCTCCCTGTTTGCAGTGATCGGCACCACGTATGGTGCTGGCGACACGACCACTACGTTCAACCTACCGGATCTGCGTGGCCGCGTTATCGCTGGTCAAGACGATATGGGAGGGACATCGGCTAATCGGTTGACGGGCTCGCTCACTGGGGGTGTTGATGGCGACATCCTCGGCGGGTCCGGCGGCGCCGAAGGCAACACCCTCGTCACCAGTCAGATCCCGTCGCATACACACACCTACGGCCCCAAGACAGGTCGTTACGGCGCCAACGATCAGAGCTACCCAACGAACGAGTTCCAGCCCTCGGCGGGCGATAGCGACAGGGGAAATCAGACCATGACCTCTGATGCCACTGGTGGCGGCTTGGCCCACAACAACGTGCAGCCGACCATCGTGCTCAACTACATCATCAAGGCATAAACCATGGAACTGTCGGTCATTTTTCCGGACAAGTACATTGTGGTGGACGGTGTCCCGATGCTTGCCGCCACCCTAACTTCTCCGGATTCTAATTACCGGGTGATCCAATGGCTGGGCACCAAAGGTTGGATCGAGCTTTACGAGGGCGAGCGCATTTGGCTCGACAGCGATGCCACGCTCACCGGCTACTTTGATTTGCACGCCACGCTGAAGGCTGCGAGAGACGCAGAAATTGCCGCGATCCTCGCCACGCCCGACACGCCCGCGTCTTAAATCTCCTCGATTTGGACGACGGTGCGGGCAGCGCTCTCACCGTCATACATTTTCAGCACCCGGCCATCCACCACAAGCGCGTCGTCCACGTAGACGATGCCGTTGAGGCTATCCCCCACCAGCTTCGCGACGTTGTCCCAGTCGGGCCTGCTAGGCCTGTGATGGGTATCTGCGCGCTTCTTCTGGCTCATCGTTTTGGGGTACGGCCAGTAGGCGTGGATTACCATGCGCACCGGCTTATCGAATGGGGCCATACCGCTCATGGCGTCATAGGCGATGGTCTGGATCACCGACATGGCGGCGCGCTGCTTGTCCGGGGTGAAGTGGATCTTCCCGTGGGTGCGAGCCCGTGCCCATGCCGTCGGGATCCCGGGGATGGTGAAAATGATGCTACGCGTCACGCTGGCACTCCTGCTTTTTCGTACTCAACGGCCTGAACGACCGTAAACCCGTTTTCTTCGCCCACCTTGATGATGGCAGGCTTCTTCAATTCGTCAAAACGGTCCAGCGCCTGCTGACTGTTCTCGGGGATGTCCCTGCCACCGCCAGCACGCAGCCAGAAGCGCTCCGCATTGGTGCGCGGGAACGTACCCTTGGGATGAGAGAAGCAAATCCACTGGCTCACCTTCTTCCGATGGTTGCCCAATGTGTATGTCAGTTTCAGCGTTGGCGGCTTCCCGATCTTCATGTGGATGGACGGCGTGACGTATCGCACGACATCCCACCCGGTGGCGACCATGGCGGGGGTCAGCATCTTCCGCGCCTTGCTGTTTGACAGGATGTCCACATTCATGGGTCGGTCATCGTGCTTCGGCTCGAGGTCGCGCTCCCACATATGACCGCAATACGGGCACTCCATCTTGCTGATGTGGACGTACGCCTGACACGCCGGACATTCTTTTACGGGGGCCTCTCCGGGCTCTGCTGCTTTCTTCTTGTCCTTGGTCTCCACCATGTCGACCGGGCCGTGCCGCATGACGTTCCCGGCAAAATCGAGGATCAGGCAATCGCGCTTGCCCGGCGCCCTGCGGAACCCGCGCCCGACCTGCTGGATGTATAGCCCCGGGCTCTCCGTAGGCCTTAGCAGGGCGATCAGGTCAACGTGGGGGACGTTGAAGCCGATGGACAGCACATTGACCGAGGTCAGGGCTTTGATGGCACCAGCGCGAAAATTGGTGATCAGGCGCTCACGCTCCTTCTTCGGGGTATTGCCGTCGATCTCTTCGGCGGTGATGTCGAGGTCACGCAGGGCGTCACGCACGGCGATGGCGTGATCGACCCCAGAGCAAAAGCAGAGCCATGCACGCCGATTGGCGCCGCGCGCCACGATCTCAGTGGCGGCCCGCTTCACCAGATCGTCAGCCATGGCTGCACGCTCAAGCTCCCCCGCGATAAACTCGCCACCGCGCCTGTGTACGCCCTTGGTGTTAATCTCCGCCTCGGTGGCCTTCGACACCAGTGGCGACAGATACCCCTGCTCGATCAGATCCGCGACGTCGGCCTCGTAGATGATCTTCTCGAACATGGCGTCCTCGCCAGTGTCGAGGCGACCGCTATCGAGGCGGTGCGGGGTAGCTGTCAGCCCAAGCAGGCGCATATCGGGATAGACTTTCCGCAGACCGGCAAAAAACTTGCCGTACATGCTCGATGCCTTTCTCGAAATAAGGTGCGCCTCGTCTATGAGCGTCAAATCGAATTTCCCCAGCTTCTCGACCTTGTCGTAAACCGACTGGATGCCGCAGAATATGATCGGGTTCGTGGTGTCCCGCCGACCAACGCTGGCCGAGAAAATGCCTGCCGGGGCCTCCGGCCAGATGCCGACCAATTCGGCGTGGTTCTGCTCGATCAGTTCCTTGCTATGCGTGATCACGCACACACGCATCAACGGATAGTCGTGCAATAGCTCCTGCAGGAACTGGGCGATGATCAGGGACTTGCCACCGCCGGTAGGGATAACGATCAGGCCATCACCGCCCCCATCAAACCAGTGGGAATAGGTGCTATTGATGCTCTCTCTCTGGTAGGGGCGCAGGGTCAGCATTTAAGTCTCTCCAGTCAGTCGTGCGGACCATCGATGAAGGTGCCGCCGCTCGTTAGCTCGTAGGTGACGGTGAATTCGTCGGTCGTAGATTTCAGTTTGCCGGGGACGAGGCTCGGGATGTACCGGTGGGCAACGCAGCCTTCTGCCTGAAACTCCCGGCTGGGTTTTTCGTCAAACTTGGCGCAGTGAAACTCCCCGTCGGAGATGGGAGTGGAGTGCAGGCAGGTCCGGCAATTCCGCTTGGCAAACTGGCCCTTGTGGCAGACCGAAAAGGCGTTGCACGTCTTGCAGACGTAAGCCGCCTTGTTGGTCGGATCCTCGAACAGGCGCGCCGGGGGGTTCTGCGCCTTGATGATGCGCTGCCCTCGACGCTCTAACGCCTGACCGACCGCCGGGTCGTAGTCGATGATCTCCCCATAAAGCTCGTCATTGTTCTTGTTGTGGGCGAGGTAGAAGGCTTTGTGGATGCCCGAGAAGTGCATGTAGAGCATCATCTGCCGCAGGTGCCCCGGCTTGGACGCCTTCACGCCGGTAGACACCAGAGACTTGTAGCTGGTCTCGTTATGCGTCTTGAACTCCAGCACGGCCCTGCCGGCGCCGGGGATATCCACGGCTACACCGTCCATGTGACCGCGCATGTGCCCCGTGCTATCGCGTACGGCCCACTGCTCGCCGGTCGCTGGATCCCGCTCCTCGAGCTCGGTCCCGATGCGCCTAAGATCATCGATCATGCGAGCTTCTTCGCGGTGCCCCGTCTGGAACAGGCGCAGCATACGCCCCGAGAATTTCTCTTTATCGACGGCCCACCGGAACCCGTACCACAGCGCCCTGTCGCAATCGGTGGCAAACCCGGACATGCCGAGGTAGCCTCGAGGCGGCTCATTGTTGGTCTTGGCGTAGTCATCGTAGATCAGATCGACGATGGTCTGGGCGGCGGTACGGGTGATGGATGCCATCAATCAAACTCTACGGGGACGGGCTTTGTGGATACGCGAGTGGAGGAGGAGACGACGAAGAAGCTATCGTCCAAGGCATCGCCGAGAACCTCCTTCACCTTCTTGGTGTCGAGGCGCCTGCTCTCGCTGGTGGACGCGCTGACGATCCAATTGTAGCCCCGGGTGATCGACAGCCCGCGCCGCTTGAACTCGTCCTTGTAGCGGTCAAGCTCGGCCTCATCGGCCTTAAGCTTGAAATTCATCTGTCCAATCAGGTCGGCCAGATCCGGGTCCGATATGTTTTCAAAGCTCATTTTTCGTACTTCTTTTTGATGATGCGAAGCTGGTTATCCCGGCGCAGAATGACATGCAGGGCCTCGAGACAAACCTCTCGGACGGTCGGGCCGTCCACCTCGTGCAGCCAGTCCCAGTCGCGGATGATGTCCTCAAGCTTCTCGGTGATGTCGGGTTTCTTCTCGGCCATTGCCCCACTCCAGTGATGACGGGGGCCGTAGCCCCCGCCTGTTGATTAGCGGCGAGCGAAGGGGTTGCCAGCCTGCGGCGTAGCAGGGCGGCCAGCGGCGGCTACAGGGGCGGTCGGGCGGGCCTGCGCGGGTGCTGTCGACTGGGCACGCACCGGGGGCGCGACGACGCTCTCGTACGGCCTGTAGCTCGCGATGCTGTTGCGCGGAGGATAGGGCAGGCCCGTCTCCGGGTTGATCTTCACTTCACGCTGCCCGAAAGCGTTCTTCACGGTGTCCTGACGGAGCACGACATTGCCAATGAACGGCATGCGAAGCAGGACGTCGGTATCGTCGTAAACGGCATCGGGACTGAGCCCGGTGGCGTCGATCAGAGCGCGAAGCTGGGACATGCCGATCTGGCGGGCCTGCTCGTTCGTGTGCTGCACGTTATAGGTCATGAAGAGCTTGCGGCCCGCGCGCTCGCTACCCTCGAGGACGTTGAACATCATGTCGAGGCGGGTTCCGGTGTTGTTGCGGTTGGCAACCAGTTCAGTGCTCTCAACCTCCAGCGGGTACTCGCCCTCGGGGAGCGGATCGCGAGAGGCTTGGGCTTCGACCGAATTAGGGTCAAAGCCAGCTTCGTAGAGATCATAAAGACGTGCCATTTTGTTTTCCTTTTAGGAGTTTGCTTCGTTGGTGTGGAGGTACTTGGAAATCTCAGCCCACGCCTTGCCCTTGGGCAACATGAAGGCATCCGGCATCTTCAGAAACCGGTGTTTTGCAACAAAAGCCGGGCGGCCATCGGCAAACAGCCAGCGGGTGCCGCCACCCTCAGCGTGAATGGCTTTCTTGCCAAACCCGCTCTCCGCCTCTTTGATCACCACCTTGGTGTTGATGAAAAACACGCCATCAGCGGCCTGCGTCATCAGCCCCTCGGCCCGCTTGTGCAGCTTCAGGTCATACCGCTTGTAGGGCTGAGAGCCGGGCTCCTCGTGATTGCTGGCAAGCGCGAGGGCCAGCCAGATGATCGTCATGTGCCGCTCACGGCGCAGAAAGTCACAGATCTCGATCAGCTGCTGCCAATGGGCATCGGCAATGATGTAGCCCTTGCCATAGCCCGGCGTTTCGATGCTGGCCCACTGATTGGCCACGCACACGTCGCGCCAGATCATCGGCTCGAGGGCGTCGAGGCTGTCCACGACAAGCGTCTTGAACTGGTTCTTGTCGCTGTTCAGGGCCTCAAGCGCCTGCAGCAACTGATCCCACGACGTGATCTCGCCAAAGCCGATGGTGTTGATGCCTACCGGGGGGCGCTCAGGGGCGACCTGAATGTAAACCGGGTCCGGCGCCTCGAGCGCCAGAGAGGTCTTGCCCATGCCCGCAGTGCCGTAGACCAGCAGCATGGGCTCCAGCGTATTGCTGGACGTTTTGAGGCTATCCAATGAGATCGCCATTACTCGTTCTCCAGATCTTTTTGAATGTCACGGACGGCATCGGTCAGCGCGTCGCACAGGTGCGCGATGAGCGCGGCGCGGCCAAACTTTGCATGCGTGACGATGTGTGGGAATTTGTTGCGAAAGGACCGTTCGATCAGGTCCGCAAACTCGGGCAGAGCGGCAGTCGCCCAGTCGTCGATGTCTTCGCTCTCGGTACGCTCGCCATATCCAAGGTACGCGTCGAAGGCGTAGCTGGGGGTGGCGTTAGGCAAGTTGTGCATTTCAGACGCTCGTTCGTTGGTTCGTTGGTAGGTGGGGTGCTGCCCGCATCTCGGGCTGACCACATCGGTGTAGGGCCGCCCTCAAAAACCGTCAACATTATTTTTTTAGAAAATGTAAAAAAGTGAGATGGACGCCGGACGCGGAACGGGAGCATGGTGCGAGACGCATGTTTGCACGAGGAGATCATGAACGAACTTTACAAATGGTTTCAGGCTGAGCGCGGTAGGCGCTCGATGCTCGCCGCCCTGCTGGGGATCTGCCCCAGCACCATCTCTCACTGGCAGAAGCGGGGCGAGGTGCCCTTTTGGCGCGCGATTGCGATATCCGAGATCACCGGGATCCCGCGCTGGGAGCTTAGGCCGGATATTTACGAGGATCCGGGCCATGACACGTGACAAGTGGCAGACGGGATGGTCCCCAGAGCGGATCGATGAACTGAACAGGCTGTGGCACGAGGGCAAAAGCGCCACGGTTGTAGCTCAAGAGATGAGTAAAATGTTTGGACTGAAAATTACCCGAAATGCCATCATTGGCAAAATTCACCGGCTGGTCCATGCTGGCGTAATGCTCGCCCGTGGAGAAAGTCGGCCAAGGGAGGCCAAGGATCACACGAGCCGCCCGCGTCGTCCCAAGGTACAGGATCAGGCCGCCGCTCCTGCTCCTGCTCCTGCGGCAAGGCCGACGGCTCCTGCTCCTGCTCCTGCGGCAAGGCCGACGGCCCCTATCAAATTTTCGGCTGCGCGGTCTGTCATAAGGGAGAATGTCGTCCCCTTCCCGACGAAAGAGCAAAAGACGGGGCCCGCGCTGCTGGAGGACGTGTGGGGGTGCCTCTACTCCATCCGCGTCAACGCAAAGAACCAGCACGTGTTTTGCAACGATGAAAAGCAGGACGGATCCGCCTACTGCCCTGATCATCACGCAATGTGCTACCTCCCGACGGCTCCGGTTAAAATTGGGAAAGCAAAGAAATGGCGGGCGTTCTAGTCGGGCGCCGGTCAAAAGACCCCACGATCTGCGGCGTGTGCGCTCGAGAGGCGATCACGTTATGCATTTCTGGCCGCTCGAAAAAACTGGAGCCCATGTGGATGTGTGGGCTTTGCTCAATCAAACTAGCAATGAAGGTGGCGCACAACATGAGCCCGATCCGTCTGGAAGAGAATGAAGCCAAGGCCCTCGACGAGGCAATTCGCGAGCACATGCAGGATATTGTGGCTGCGGTCATGGCTACGCTGTGGGAAAACGACATTCGCGATCTCGACGCCATTACGGCGGAGCGCTTCGCGCCCATGGTGGAGAAGATCTACGAGGGCGGCGACTTCAAAAACGCATTGGTCAACACGCTGGTGAGTTACAGCAATAAAATGCGTCTCAACCTGACGGTCGAAAAGCCCGACGACATCCCCTTTTAATTATGCGTTCTGGAGAGACCGTCATGTTGGCAGCGGCAGAGCCTCGCTCGCCCTTCGACGCAGCTTGGCAGCAACTGGCAGCTAACGGCTACTCAGTTTTGCCAGTCGCACCAAACAGCAAGGCTCCGTCCGAGTACCGGTCGGGGCATTGGTACCCCATGAAAAAGTGGGAACAGTTTCGCAACGATCCGGCGAGGCCGTTCATCGCAAAAATGTGGGCAGCTTGGCCGGATTGTAACATCGGCATCGTCACCGGCACCAAAGCCACGGCCACGCATATGGTCGCCTGCGTCGACTATGACACCGACGACCCGGACATCCTAGCGGACCTCGAGAGCGCCCTGCCGACGTCACCCGTCAAGAAGAGGGGTCGTCGCGGCTACACCGCCTTCTACCTTGTGCCGCTTCGCACCAAGGGTTTCCGCACGACCATTGTGGAGCTTTTGACCGACACCCGCCAGACCGTGATCCCGCCCAGCGTCCACCCCGACACCGGCCAGCCATACACGTGGATGGGCCCGAGCACCCTGCTCACCACCCCCGCGCACAGCTTGCCGACCCTCACCGAAGATGACCTCGAGCGGTTCATTGAGCAGGTCGAGGTTCTGACCAAGAAGCCGGTGACATCGCCTACTCATCAGGCCAAGCTTATCCAGCTGCCCGACGACGAGCAGAAATTCTGGCGCGTGCTTAACAACACGGCCTACGCCAACCTCGACCGGTGGGTGCCGGATCTGAACCTGCACAAGTGCTCCCGCACGTCGACCGGCGCCTACAAGGCTGTGGCACACTGGCGGACCTCGAGCACTGGTCGGTCTCTGTCCGAGAGAAGCGCAAACCTCTCGATCATGCCCGGGCAGGGGGCTCGAGATTTCGGGACCGGCGACAGCTACACCGCCATCGATCTGGTCTTGACGGCGCTCTCGATTGATCTCGACGATGCCGTCAAGTTCCTGACCACGCGGCTGGGCATGTCCGAGGAGGCGGTTTTTCGCGCGCCCCCTCTCGAGGTCGAAACGCCACGCAATCCTCCGGAAGCTTCGGTGATCTTTGAGGAGGACGAGTTCGATCCCGTGACCGGAGAGGTCTTTGAGGGGGCTGTGAGCACGGCTCCCATCGCCCTCGATCAGAATTCGTTCGACGAGATACCCGCTCATTTGCTCCACCCAAGCGGGTTGCTGGGCGAGATCATGGACTGGATCGTTGGGGGCTCACGCCGCCCCTCTCGGGCGCTGGCGCTTGGCCCGGCTATCGGCGTGGTGGGAACGCTCGTGGGCAATGGCGTGACCGGGCCGACCGACAGCGCGACCCACACCTACATCATCGGCTTGGCGCCGTCTGGCGCGGGCAAGGATTACCCCCTCCAGTGCATCAAGAGGCTGATGGGCGCGGCAAATCTGAAGCACTTGCTAGGGCCATCTGAATTCATCAGCATGCCGTCCGTGGTTAATTTTCTCCAGCGTCAGCCGCTGTCGATCTGCGCGATGGACGAGATCGGGGCGTGGCTAAAGCGCCTGAGCAACAAGAACGCCTCGGGATATGAGGCGTCGATCAGCAAGATCCTGCGCACTATCTGGGGCATTAGTTTTGAGAGCTACCTCACCCCCGAGTGGGCGCAGCGGGCCAGCACGGAGGTCCAGAACCCAGCGCTCAGCCTCTACGGCGTGAGCACCATCGAGGAATTCTATGAGGGACTGGAGGGCGGAGACATCCGCAACGGCTTCCTCAACCGCTTCCTCATTTTCTCGACCAACAAGACGGCGGACGATCAGGATCCGCAGCACGGGAGGGATGTTCCCGATGATCTGGCTTTGAAGCTGGCAACGCTCAGGAACATGGCAATGCAGCTGAGCCCGTCCGATTTAACCTCTCCGATTGGAGCGCCTCGTTCAGTCAAGAAGCTGGTCTGGAACGGGGGGCGGGGCCCTTGGAACGACCTCTCGGCAGAGATCAAGAAGATCCGCGAGGATAACAGCCGAGACCCCTACTACGCCCGTACCGGGGAGATGGCGGTGCGTCTGGCGACCATCTGCGCGCTGGGTTGCGGTCGGCTGGAGGTCCACAAGGAAGACATGCAGTGGGGGCGCGAGTTGGCCATGTGGTCGGCACGGAACATGGAGAACGCCGCCGTTGGGTACATGGCCGAAAACGAGAACCAGAAGGTGTACAACCGGGTCATCCGGATGATCGAGACGGCGCCAAACAAGAGCCTGCATCGCCGCATACTGCTGCAGAAATTGCGCGGAGCGGTGAAAGCTCGCGATCTGGAAGATCTCCTAAAGAGCGCCATCGACAGCGGCGTGATCGGGGAGACCAAGAAAATCCCGGCTCAAGGCGGCATGCCTAGCGTGGTGTACAGGGTGATGTAAAATAATTTGACACGGATGACGGGTCGCTCTATAAGGGGGTCATGGCGGTGCCGCTGTGGCCCCCTTAACGTCTGGAGAGACCCCATGAACAATAACACCGTGAACGTCTGGAACCGCATAGACCGCGTCTGGGTGCGCGCGCTGCTCCCCCTCGACTGGTCTTTCGGCAAGTGCATTATCTACTGCGAGCATAAGCGCATCGAGGGAATTGAGTGCTACGTCGAGGGCGACCTGATCGGCGAGCTTGCGGCTAAGACCGGCGCCTCCCGGGCAGCCGCCGAAATCGAGTTTGAACGTCCGGAGTGGGCCGCGTAAGCGGCCCTCGCCTTTTGGAAGGAGAGAGACATGTTTGGGTTCAAGAAGAAGAACAGCGTCGTGGCCTACAAGGGATACGTGATCCGAGAGGGGTATTCCCCTTTGGCGACCGAGAAGGTCTGGTTCTGGCAGCATGACGACGCGGAGGTCGAGCACGACCAGCGCCGGGGCTGGTCATACAGCCTGATTGACGCCAAGTCCGATATCGATGACCAGATCGCAGAAGGCGTAAAATAATTAGACCGAGGCATTGACCTGTAAAATGATTTAACATACAAAGGGTCATCAGCAACGCCAACCCGCAACCTTTACGACGCCTAACCCCACCAACCCCAACACACAAAGGAACCAAAAAATGACCTACACAGTGATCGCGCTTCCGATGGGCACCAGCCTGTACCGCTACGCCGTCATCGACGAGTTCGACGAAGAGTTCGCCCGCTTTTTCACCAAGGACGAGGCAGAGGACGCCAGACTAGAGGCTGCGGAACTGGCGAACGAGCGCGCCGCAGACGCATTCTACTCTGGCGACCGCGACTTCACCGCCCCCTACGAGCCCTGATCCGCTCAAACACAGGAGATCCCTACCATGACCAAACTGAAGACCATCGCCATCCCCTGTGATGGTGAGACGCGCGAAATGACTGGCACCGTCGCGATCCTGCCCGTCGGCGGGCGCAAGGTCCGCTTCCTGATCGAGCGCCACGAAGACGGGTCGGTTGGCTCGCTGACGCACTACGCCTCCGGCTATGCCTTCCACCGTAACCTGCAGGCGCTCGCCGTGTCGTTCCTCGTTCAGCACAGCGTCTACCACCGCCAGCCTTCCCCGCGCGAACTCGCCGAGGCCGCTATTGCCGATGCCGTGTTTTCCATCGGCGCTGACAAAGTGTTGGCGACAATCGACGCCGCACCCGTCATCAACCGCTAACCTTGGAGACCACCATGAACAGCGCCCAACCCGACGCCGTGCAGACCATCGACATCACCCCCACGTGGTCGGGCATCCTGCCCACCCTGCTGCTGCTGATCGAAAGCGGGAGCGCCAAGGGGCGCGCCGACGCCCGCGACGAACTGGCCCGCATGGCCAAGCTCGCCGACATCGCTGTCGCCAACCTGAAGGGAGCCTGACACCATGAACATCACTACGACATGGCACAATTCCAACCCCGACACGATATGGAACCGCCTCTCCGCGAAGCTTGGCCGGTCCCCCACGGACGCCGAGGTCACCGCTGAGGTGCGGCGCATCCTCGCCGAGGCGCGCACGCAGGGAGGCCGCCAGTGATCACCACGCACAAGATCCTGAAGGCCATCGGGTGCCCGATCCTGAACCTCTATAAGGGCAAGGGCTACTGGTACTTCATCTATGACGACCTCGACCGGAACATACACGCAAGCCGCTCTATCCCTGTCATTAACCTGAGCAACCTGAGCCTCGACCGCTGGGTCGAAGAGGGAAAAGCGCTGGTCGAGTATGCATCTCGTGTAAAATGACTTTACATCATGGAAGTGGTCCTGTAGGGTCACTTCATCGGCGGAACGGTTCCGCCCAACCTCTGGAGACCAACATGACCATCACCAGCCGCAAACACAACGAGCAGTTGCCGAGGATTGTCACCACCCACGTTTACCCGCCGATCCCGGTTCGCACACTCGACTGGCACGCCTACTTTGACGGCGAGGAAGAGAGCGGCATCGACGGCTACGGCTCCAC